TATCAATTTAGGGTATGAGTTCAGCCAACATTTTGACAAACGGGTATTGCTGATTGACCTTGATCCACAAGCGAACCTAAGTAAATTTTTCGATGCGAATGAAGAATTACCCAATATAGCACATGCGTTGATTGGCGAAGCTAAAATTCGTGATGTGATTCAGCGCACAAATTATAAAAATTTGGATATTATTCCAACGGGAGAAGAATTAATCATAGCTTGTGAAGAATTAGCGGTACCTAGTGGAAATTTAGCATTGCGAAACATTTTAGCGGAAGTGCAAGAAGATTATGAGTTTTGCATTATTGATAACGCGCCAGCATTAGGAATAAGTACCGATAATGCACTAGCAGCAAGCGACGAAGTTATTGTGCCTATCTGCATGGATACATTCGGGTTTTGGGGATTAGACAGAATCATGAGGGATATTGAAAAAGCCCGAATCGTCAATCCGACTCTATATTTTGATGGGTGCTTAGTAACCAGGTATAAAAACGATGATGTATCACAGGAAGTTGCAAAACAAATGAAGGAACAAGAAACATATCCTGTGTTTCCTACGCGTATTCGTGAAACGGATGTAATGCCTAGAGCTGTTTTTGCCGGACAACCGATTATAGAGAATTCATTGCGTAGTGGGGCGGCGGTAGATTACCGTCTATGGGTGAAGGAATATATCGAAAGTAATTTGTGCTCATTATGAGCACAAAACAGGGGGTGAAGAATTTGATGATTGATATAAATAAATTGACTACAAAAAAAGGAAATATTAACAGTGGGGTTCTTGCTGTTGCCGATAAACAAGACCGTTTTGTCGTTACAGATATTGATATAGAAGACTTGATACCGTCAGAGGACAATTTCTATTCTTTGACTGATATTGAAAGCCTGAAAGAAAATATTGAAGAATTTGGACTTCAACAAAATTTAACCGTTATGCGCCGTCCGGATAAAAAGTATGAAATCATATCAGGGCATAGACGACATGAAGCTTGTCGTTTACTGGTACAAGAAGGAAAGGGGAAATTTAGTTGGCTGCCTTGTCGGATTATACCAACCATGAGTGATACCGTAAAAAACATTCTGCTCATTACGATGAATAGTGAAACACGCAAAAAGACATCAGCTGAAATAACAGAAGAAATTGAACGGCTGAAAATATTATATACGGATTATAAAAAAGAAAATCCAGAATTTAAAGGGCGGATTCGAGAAACCATAGCAGAAAATATAGGAATGTCGGTAGCCAATGTGGGGCGGCATGAGAAGATCAGTAAAAATCTCATACCAGAAGTAAAAGAAGCCTATAAGGATGATAATATAAATTTCGCCGCGGCAAATGAATTATCTGGCTTGTCAGCAGAAGATCAAAGAGCCGTATATGAAGAAACAGGTGGAAAAGTTACTGTGAAAGATGTAAAGCAATATCAGCAAGAAATAAAACAACCGGAAGAACCGGAAAATTTAAATATTGATGGGTTTGAGACAGTTCCCAAAAAAGAAAATAATCAGGATGATATACAACGCGAATATTTGGATATACCGAAGAAATATAAAGTAAGAGTGAGTATTAATATAGGGAAAAAAGAAAATGAAACCTATGCTTCTGGATTTAGTTTTGATTTTACTAGCGGAACCTGTCATGGTGGCGGTTCACCAATCGGTGGATCATATCAAACTATAGATATTGCTAAACAGGCGGCTATAGATGAAGTTTCGACCTGGGATGAAAAATTAGCGGAAATATTGCTTAAGTGCGGGTATATTAATCAATTGCCAGAATTTGAAGACGAAACCAAATTGCCAGCGGTGGGGATAGAACATAGAATATATGCCGTGAAATCGACTATGGAACTATTGCAAAAACAAATTGAAAGGGCGGCTGCATTGAAACAAATTGACGAAAGTGGAGGAAGTAGCGAAGGGGCGCTACTTCGGGCGGCACAGATTGAATATTTAGGAGAAATACTGGAACGCACACAAAAAGATCTGTTTGCCTTATCGGGGCAGAATGTTTTTGAGGGGGAAACGAGATGACTTTTGGATTAGCAATGGAAGTAATGAAAAAAGGAATGGCAATATGTCGCAAGGGATGGATCGGAAAGGAATGTTGGATTTGTTTATATATTCCTATTGATAATATGGACTTTAGAAATGGAACAAGCTATCCGCAGTTGCCATATCTTATTATGAAAACTGTTGATAACAAAATTATTCCATGGACTGCATATATTACTGATATGTTGGCGGAAGATTGGGAGTTAGTCGAAGGGGTATAAATGCGCTATTTTAATATCACTAATATTTAATTCATAGATAAATAGGAAATTATTAAAATAGCTTGTGCTCATTATGAGCACAAATTGGAGGATGATGAAATGAGTAAATTTATAAAAATGAATTTTACTATAAAAGAAGCTCAAGCGATTTTGAATATGTTGTATTGGCGTAATGTAGATGTGCATGAAGATTATCCAATGGCTCAAAGGTTATACACTAGATTTAAAAAAGAAATTAGCGAAAAAGAAAGTATGAATAATATCAAGAACAAACCTTTAGATAATGTGATGCACTTATGAGGACTGGACAGATTATGGATAATACAGCATGGGCGGCGATAAATAATATATCGCGAAACCAGAGGTTGGAAAGGAAAAAACGAGATTGTAAGCACAAAAAGGATCATCAACAGAAAATCATTGATTGGCAAAATAAGCAAGAAACCGCACCAGTGTGAATTTATATAAGAAATTTTTAGAGAGAAAGACGGTGAACGTAAAATGGGATTCATATTTTTACTTATAATTGGATCAATTGCCATAGGCTTGGCAATCGGAATCTTTATCGTAATGGGGAAAATAGTCTTTGCTGTAGTATCAAGGATAATTAATATTATCAAGTTTTCACAGAAAGTGAATAAAGATTCAATAGGATAAATCAACAACTCAAACATACAAAATAAATAGAAGATGGTGAAACGATGGGGAATCAAATAAATTGTCCGGAATGCATGACTATGCGCGGTGATACGATTTCGATGCAGCCAGAAAATCAAGGCTGGTTTAAATGTCCGGTTTGTGGTGGTGAATGGTGGCCTAAAAATGATGAACTGGTAGTAAAGTGGATACGGAAAACAAAAGAGGAGTCAGGAACATACATATCACTTAGCCAGCAACCTGGTGTAAAGATAAAGGGCGGTGGCGATCCATCGGGGAAATCACCGGACAAAGGGAAAAAGCAGTCTACGCAAAAAATATATAATCAGATGTTTAAACAGACTTGACTAAAATTTGACAAAATGCTATATTATAGACAATTGTATAGTGTACCCAAAAGCTGGTAACACAATATGTAGAGTATTTTAGAGCCGTCGGCATTGCGCTGACGGCTTTTTCTTATATCCAAATTTAAGCGTTGTTGATTATTTGACAGCGCTTTTCTTTATGGCTGAAAGGACATGGTCCGATGTTAAATCTTACAAAACAGAAACGTGTGCGGTTAAAAGGTGCGGCAATTGTTAAATTAAATTTAGCAATTCATGAACGTGACAATTATACCTGCATTATTAATGGGTGTGGCGGTTATGTATCGATTGACGAGAAATGGCATCATGAACCTTGTGGACAAAACAAAGAAGACGTTATAGAGAAAGGCTGTTTGCTTTGTTATAAACACCATATACAAAGAGATAGTAAAGATGGGGCGCCAATCAAACAGGCTTGCGAAGAATATCTTGATCGGCGTTATCCTGAAAGAAGGTGAGTAAGTGATCCTATATTGCAATAAAGATCAATGTAAATTTAACGAGAAGCAACAGTGTATGAGTGATAAGGTCTATTTCGTGAATCAGTTGTGTGTTACTTATAGGCGAAAGGCAAGACGAGAAAACTATCAAGCAATGATGCAAACAACTCGATCAAATTGTCATAAGAGTAATGGAAAGTATAAAGTGGATCATTTTAATTTGATCAAATAGCCCCCGGGGTTCGTAGGTACTCCCTAGCCCAAAAGTGCTTACGGGTCTGCGAGTCCCAAAGTTTGTCCGCATCAAAATCAAAAAAACTGGTTGACAACCTGACAAAATCAAAGGAGTGAGGAGTGTGGTGAAAAAGTCAGAAAATGGAAATCGAAATACAATAGAGAAGCAATTCATTTTTAGCACAAAAGAAGTGTGTGATTTTTTCGGAATTTCTCGTGAGAGTTTGTCAAGTTGGGAGAAGAAAGGTGCTCCCAAAGAAGCACGCGGAAAATGGGACTTAAAAAAGTTGGTTGAGTGGCGTTTTGGTGGTGGGCATAAAGAAAGTCCAGAAATCCGCAAACTCAAGGCAGAAGCGGATTTGAAGGAAGCGAAGGCGCGCCAGGAACAAATCAAATTAGGTGTTACGGAAGAGGATTTTATACCCGTGAAAACAGTGACAGCGGATTTGCGAAGATTGTTTATGGTATTAAAACGAAATTTGCGATCAATTGGGCATAATGTGGCGACAAATCTGAATTCTTTCGATGCCGAGGCGTCGCTGGAAGCAAAAAAGGTGGTTGACAAACATATTGACGAAGCACTTGAACAGATGAGTAGGAGTGGCTTTTACAATGGCAAGAGAAAATGATTTTCCAGAATATATCCGGCGGGCATTTTCTGCGTTCAAACCTCCGGAAAAACTGACGGTAAGCCAGTGGGCAGACAAGTATCGTATATTGTCCGAAAAAGACAGTGCGGCACCTGGTCCCTGGCGGACAGAACGGACGCCATACTTGAAAGAGCCAATGGATGCTTTTAACGATGAACAAATACAAGATATAACCTTTGTTGCCGGCACTCAGCTTGGAAAAACGGTAATGGAACAAAATATGATCGGCTATGCAATAGCACAAGATCCAGGTCCTATGATGCTTATTTATCCAACAGACAAGCTGGCAGAATTCACAAGCGCAAACAGGATACAGCCAATGTTGACACTATCACCAAATTTACGTGATAAATTTCTTGAAAAGGAATCACAGCGTCTAGAATTGCAATTTCAAAACATGTATATTGCACTCATTGGTGCAAACTCACCTTCGAATTTATCAAGCAGACCAGTGAGGTATATCTTTTTTGATGAAATTGACAAATTCCCCAAATGGGCAGGTGCAGAAGCTGGACCGCTTGCATTAGCAGAGGAACGTACAAAGACATTTTATAATAAAAAAATTGTCAAAGTATCATCACCGACACTGAAATCAGGCAACATTTGGCAAGGCTGGGAAACAGCAGATGGAAAATATAAATATTATGTGCCATGCCCACATTGTGGAGAATATCAAGTTCTGATATTTAAGCAGATAAGATGGCCAGATGGATGTACCTCACAAGAAGCGAAATATTTGGCTCATTATGAATGTAAAACCTGTCACCAGCGTATAGATAATCGACATAAAATGCAGATGTTACGTGCTGGAGAATGGCGCAGAGTCCAAAAAGTAAACAAAGACTGGGTTGAAGTAAAAAATATTAAAGGGCGGGTACATTCAGTCGCTTATCATTTGAATTCGATTTATTCACCGTGGCTGACATTTGGTGATGTGGCGGAAAAATTTATTTCGAGTAAAGAAAAACCGGAAGAGCTAATGAACTTTATCAATTCATGGTTAGCTGAACCTTGGGAGGATAAGGCAAGTAAGATGCAGTCCGATGTTGTTATGGAAAAACAGGGGGAATACGAACGAGGCAGGGTACATCAGAAAGCACAGCTTTTGACTATGGGGGTAGATGTGCAGTTAGATCATTTTTGGTGGAGCGTTCGTTCATGGGGCGCCGGATTATCCAGTTGGCTTGTTGATTATGGTCGGGCTGAAACGTGGACAGATCTTGAAACAATCATGAACCGCAATTATTGTGATGAAAACGGAGAAATCCACAATGTGAATTTATGCTGTATGGATTCCGGGTATAATACCGATGAAGTTTACCAGTTTTGTGCAAAATGGGCGGGTCTATGTGTACCGACAAAGGGTGCATCAAATCCGATGACATCAAGATATAGTGTCACGATTATTGATAAAGGTGTGGGCAATGGCCTGCGCCTTTTTGTTTTTGATACAAACCAGTTTAAGGATTTTATCGCTGGTCGTTTATCCATTGAAGCTGGCGACAAAGGAAGCTGGAACGTCTATAAAGACGTTGATCGGGAGTATTGCGATCAGATCTGTGCTGAACAAAAAGTGGAACATAAAGATAAAAAGGGAAGGGTGACATACGAATGGGAAAAAATATCAAGCCACGCGCAGAACCATTTGTTGGATACGGAAACAAATAACGCTTTAGCGGCTGAAATATTAGGGGTTCGGTATTTAAACGAAGCAGATGTAATCAAGGAAACACCAACGCCATCAAGCAAAAAAGAAGAGTCGGGAAATGACTGGCTAAAAGGGACTGAAAATTGGTTATAACAGGGGGTGAACCATTTGCAAACATTGGAAGAACAGTTGGACAGAGTCCAAAAAGCAATTGCAGATATTGAAGGCGGGGCGCAAGAATATGCGATCGGTAGTAGAAAGCTGACCAAAGGTGATCTGAAAACGTTGTATGATCGTGAATCGTATCTAAAAACAGCAATTGCGGCACAAAATGGCGGTTCTGTTACATTTGCACAAATGGGGATGCTATGAATTTTATCGACAAAGCAATTGAAGTGATATCACCTGAGTGGGCATATAAACGGGCAGTATTCAAGGAAGCTGCGCGTGCATATGATGCGGGGCAGATTGATCGTTTTAGTGATACATGGACCCCAATCAATATGGATACAGAAAACGCAGATAAGGTTCAGCGCGATTTAATTAAAGCACGTGCACGATCATTAGAGAACAATAGCGATATGGCAGAATCAGCAATCGGATCAATTGTCAGAAATTCAGTGGGAACAGGAATCAGACCACAAGCGAGAACGCCGGATGCCAAAATAAATAAAACGCTGGAATCACTATGGAAAGAGTGGACAAAGCAAGAAAACTGCGACATCACAGGACAACAAACATTCGAAGAAATACAAGCCATGTTATTGCGGCGGAAAGTCGTTGATGGGGAGATACTAATTCGAAAAGTCTATGATAAAAAAGCAAAAATACCGCTAAAAATACAGGTGATCAAGCCAGATTTATTAGATTCATACCTATTGACAGCGCCAAAAACAAACCGAATTATTCGCTCTGGCATAGAATTAGACGACTATTTGAAGCCGGTGGCATATTGGATTCAAAGAAAAAGCCCCGATGGATATATTACGTATGAATCTGATCGTATTCCAAGTGATCAAATATTGCATTTATGGCTAAAAAAACACCCGGATCAAATCAGAGGGGTTTCGGAACTCGTAACAAGTATTCAGCGTATTAAAGATACAGATGAATATATGCGTGCAGAAACGATTGCTGCCAAAATAGCAGCATGTTTTTCAGTTTTCATCACAAAAAATCTGCCGACGGGTCCCTCTACAGTCGGTAGGCAGACGGTAGATAAAGAAGGGAAAAAACTGGAAAGTATTCGTCCAGGGATGATTCATCGTTTAAATCCAGGCGAAACAATCACGACGGCAAATCCTTCTCGATCCATCACGAGCGCAAAAGATTTTATGAAAGTTCAGCAGCAACTTTGCGGGGCGGGGCTTGGGCTATCCTATGAACTTGTTAGCCGAGATTTTTCAAATGCTAACTTTTCGAGTGCCCGTCAAGGACATTTGGAAGATCGTCGGACCTTCTTACCCATTCAAGGCTATCTGATTAGTCATTGCTGCCGTCCAATATGGGAAGCCTTTGTTGATGCCGTTGTGTTGGCTGGACTTGTAAAGATACCGGGATATTGGGCGAACAAGGATTTATACCTTGCTGCTGACTGGATTACGCCAGGTTGGGCATGGATTGATCCGACAAAAGAAGCGAATGCCGATGTAACATTAATGCAAAATGGTGGAATGACACTTGCACAGTGGTGCGCTGGGCGCGGTGATGATTGGGAAGCCCAGCTAGAACAAATGGCAAAGGAAAAGGAATATGCCGAAAATTTGGGTCTTGATTTGACGATCCACAAACCGGAAGCAGTTCAGGCAGCAGAAATGAATCATAAGGAGGTAAAAGATGAGTAAGGATAAAAACGCAAGAATGTTCAGGGAAGTAACGCTCGATCGTGCGAAGATGAAAGATGACCGCACAATCGAGCTTTCATTTTCTAGTGAAACACCTTATAATCGCTGGTTTGGACCGGAAATATTAAGTCATGATCCAGATTCTATGGATTTATCGCGTTTACAAGAAATTGGTGTCTTGCTATTTAATCACAATCCAAATATGCCAATAGGCCAGGTGGTTTCAGTTGAAATAGACGAAACTGCCAAAAAAGGTTTAGCCGTTGTACGGTTTGATACGGACGACGATGCAGAAAAAATTTATCAAAAAGTTCTTTCCGGTACACTGAAAGGTGTTTCTGTAGGTTATCAGGTTAGTGTGTGGGAGGAAGTAAATGCAAATGCTATGAGTACAAACGGCAGATTTGCCGGACCTTGCTCGATAGCGGTCAAGTGGACACCGTATGAAATATCAATTGTCAGTGTACCAGCCGATCCCAATGTGGGCGTTGGCAGATCAGCAGATGAACAAAATCAAACAGAGGGAGAGATTAGAAATATGGCTGAAAATCCAGAAACAGCGGTGCCAACACCGTTAGAAAATCAAGAAAGAGGCGTGAATATCCCACCGTCAACGATAGGGAATGTACCAAATATTGATAATGCGGTACAGCGTGCAATTGTAGAAGAACGAAATCGAACGAATGAAATCACCTCCATGTGTAGGTCTTTTAAACTGGAACCCGATGAGTATATTGCGGGCGGAAAAAGTGTCGATGAAGTAAGAAAAATTGTACTTGAAAAGGCAATGCAAGATAATCAGCCAACAAAAATTTCTGTTGGTATCGAAGATGTGGAAAAATTTCGTAATGCTGCGGCAGATGGTTTGTCAATGCGGGCAGGAATCATGATGGAAAAGACGGCAGACGGTGCGAAAGACTTTAGAGGAATGAGCCTGTTACGCTTGGCTGGTGAGTGCATAGAACGTCAGTCGGGCAAAGATATGCGGTTTGCTGATAATGACACGCTGATCCGTGAGGCATTGACGGGATCAGGGGCATTTCCGGGGATTTTGTCAAATGTAGCCAATAAATCCATGGCTCAGGCATATCAATCGGCGCCGACAACATTCCAACTTTGGACGGCAAAAGGGTCAAATACAGATTTTAAAGATGCGACTCGTTACCGTTTATCTGAAGCTGATGAATTGGAAAAAGTTTCAGAAAGTGGCGAGTTCAAGGATTCAAAAATTACGGAGGCAAGTGCAAAAACAAACATTGCGACGTATGGACGTACATTTGGAATTAGCCGGGTAGCAATTATAAATGATGATATGAATGCCCTGAATCAGATTCCTTCGAAATATGGTGCGGCAGCTCGCCGAATGATTAATCGACTTGTCTATAAAACTTTGACGGATAATCCGATGATCGAAAAAGCCGCATTATTCCACGCTGACCATAAAAACCTTGGTACAGGTGTGATTAATATCGAAAATTTAGGAAAAGCAAAAGCGGCAATGGCCAAACAAAAGAATATCGGTGGTAAAGAATCTCTAAACATTCAGCCAGCATTTTTGATTGTTCCAGTAGATTTGGAAATCACGGCTGCACAACTCATTTCGTCCGTTGTTGATCCGAGTAAAAACAATGCGACACCAAATCCGTTTGCAAATAAATTATCCGTCGTGTCTGATCCAAGTCTTGAGGAAGTCGATCCTTGGTATATGGCGGCTGCACCGGGAATGTGTCCATCTATCGAGGTAACATATCTTAACGGTGTAGAACAGCCAACGATGGAAAGCACCGTACTGTTTAATACGTTGGGGGTTAAATGGAGGATCTATCTTGATTTTGGTGTCAATTTAATTGATTTTCGTGGACTGTATAAATCTACAGGCGTAGCAAGCAAATAAATAAGGGGGTATAAATAAAATGGCAACAGCTTTACATGTACAAAAAGGGGATATTATAAACTACACTTCAACAGTGGGTGTCGCGTATCTGGAAGTAGTACCATTAGCCGCTAAAATTGGCATAGCTTTAGAACCAATTGCCGCGGGAGAAACAGGATCGTTGGCACTTAATGAGATTTGGGAACTACCGGCAGCCGCGCCGTTGGAAATTGCCGTCGGAGATTTGGTTTATTGGAATAAGACTAACAATAATATTGATAAGACCAATAGTGGAGTTTCAGCAGGTTTTGCAGTCAATGCAAAATCCTCAGCCGGGACAACTATTCAGGTTAAAATCGGCTAATGTCATTTAAGAATATGGTGGCGGCGGATATTGATAAAGTCTTTTTAAATATAGATGAAAATGCAGCGGAACATATCGTAGAAGGTGAAACATGGACTTGCATCTTTGACGAAGATAAATCATCTAGGGATAAGCTCGACGGTGTATATAAAATATGCCGTCGATTATTTATTTCCGCAAATGCAATTAGTTACCGTCCGGTGCCAAAGCAAAAGATGAAAATTGATGGCGAATATTATTATGTCGTGGATTGTATTGGCAATGATATGTTGGAAATTGTATTGGAGGCACGGCAAACATGATTGAATTTACTGCTACACAGATTGGTCGAGTGGAACAATTACTGGGCGGTATAAAAGGTGCTTTGCCAAAAGCTCAAGCATCGGCAATTAATCGAAGTCTGACGACAGCCAGGGCGGAGATCGTTCGTGCTGTTCGTAAAGAATACGTAATTAAGGCCGAAGACGTCAGAAACACAATTAAAGTGTCGAATGCATCAGCCTCAAATCCAATCGGGCGAGTTAAGTCGATGGGAGGACCTATTCCCTTAGTTAAATTTGACACGAGTAAAGGAAATCCGGTTTTAGCGAGAGTTAAAAAAACAGGTGCAAAAAAACCGATAAAACATGCTTTTAAGCAAACAATGAAAAATGGGTATCAAGGTATATTTCTTCGGGCTGGAAAAGATCGATATCCATTAAAACAACTTTACGGACCGTCAATCCCACAAATGGTAGGAAATGAAAATGTTATGAAAAGTGTTGAAGAAAAAGCAATCGAAATACTTGATAAGCGTTTGAATCATGAAATCAATCGGATATTGGAGGCGGGCAGATGAATGTTGACGCATTAATGGAAAATCTTGTGTCCACGTTGACTGCTGCGACACACACATTACAGCTTCCAACTAAAAGCGGCAAATACACTACACCCAAAATCGCTAAAGGCTATTTACCTGCTAAAAATCCAAAAGAACAGCAAGATGATATACCGTGCGTGATTGTACGTCTATTAGGTGATGAAACAACCGACTCAGAGACAACCGCACAAGTGAAAATTATTTGCATTGCTTATTCTGAGGATGATGAACAAGGTTGGCGCGAGCTTTTAACAATCATGAATCCAATAAAAACCCATTTATTGGCAAAACGAAATATAGGGGATTGTTATCGTATTACTTTGCCAATTAAACGTGAAATACCAGAAGAACAAGGTCCGCCGGAGTGGTATGGAACCTTTACGTTAAATATTGAAATACCAACCGTACAGGAGGTGAATGAGGATGTTAGAGGATTCCTCGCAGGAAAATAACCCTGTGATAAATATAGTAGAAAGCAAGAAAATCGAAAAAAAGACGGTGGTGAATGCAGTTGTGTCGGAAATCAACAGTAAAATTTATGTGGGACCGAATATCCCCCAAGATGGGTTAAACCGTTTTAAAGTGTATCAAAATGGAATGCCAGAGCATTTGGCTAATCTGTTTACGGCCTGTCCAACCGTGAATAAATTGTTTGTCGATGTAGACGACTTGTCCGAAGTGCTCAATCAAATCGAGCAAACCGGTACGGCATATCACACGTGGTATGCTGCTGTTGTGGATTATATAAAAGGAGCGTGAAAACATAAATGAGTGATTACAAACATGGAGCCTATGCCTCAGAGGTTGCCACCTCTGTCACAGCGCCCGTTACAGTAAGTGCTGGTTTACCAATATTTATTGGACGTGCGCCAGTGAATTTGGTTGTCGACCCAGCCGCCTATGTCAATAAACCTCTTTTGGCTTATACGTATGCCGAGGCGGTAAAGGCTCTTGGTTACACGGATGACTTCGAAAATTATGAGTTATGCGAAGCAATGAAGGCGTTATTTAAACTGTATCAAGTTGCCCCCGTCGTCTTTATCAACGTACTGGACCCGACAAAACACATTACAGCGACGAAAAACGGACCTGTCTCATTGGCTTCTGGAACTGTAACCATTGATAAAACGGGGATTTTATTGACTAGTTTGCAAGTGAGTCTAACCGAAGCAGGCGAGATATTGAAACAAAACACAGATTATACCGTTGCATTCAATGATGATAAAAAGCCTGTCATAACAGCTATTGTAGGCGGCGCATTAGATGGGAAAACGACAATACTCGTCACATATAATGCGATAGATCCATCAAAAGTAAAATCCACGGATATTATTGGTGGTGTAGACGCGACAACCGGGGCGGTATCAGGAAGCGAATGTATCGATCAAGTATTCCCTAAACTTGGGTTGATTCCGGGGCTATTGGCAGCGCCGGGATGGACAGAAAAATCCTCTGTAGCCGCAGTCCTAAAAGCAAAAGCGACATCAATTAATACATTATTTAAGGCAATGGCAGTTTGTGATATTGATTCGACCGCAGAAACGGGTGCGAATCTTTACACAAAAGTGTATGCATGGAAGTCAGAAAAAAATTATACGAGTGAATTTATGATTAACTGCTGGCCTAAAGTTAAACTTGATTCCGAAATATACCGCTATAGTACGCAGCTTGTAGGGTTAATGTGTTATACGGATTCAAAAAATGATGATATTCCCTATGTAAGTCCATCAAACCAAACGCTGCAAATTGATGGCATTCAAAATGCAGCCGGAGACGAAGTTATTTTGGGTCCAGATCAGGCCGCATATTTGAATGGAAAAGGAATTGTGACAGCAACGAATCTTATGGGGGCATGGAAAGCATGGGGCAATCGTACGGGGATTTATCCAACATCAACCGATCCAAAGGATGCCTGGATTCCGGTACGACGAATGTTTAATTGGGTAGGCAATACGTTGATTGTGACATATTGGCAAAAGGTGGATGCTCCGACAAATAAACGTTTGGTTCAGAGTGTTATTGACAGCATCAATATTTGGCTGAATGGTCTGGGGGCAAAAGGTGCACTCTTAGGCGGCTATGTTGAGTATCGAGAAGATGAAAACCCGGAAACAGATCTCTTGAATGGGATTAATCGCTTTCATATACATCTTACGCCGCCAATTCCGAATGAAGATATGGAATTCATCCTTGAATTTGATGTAACATTACTGAAATCACTTTTCACAGCATAAAGAAAGGGGGAATATAAAAAAATGAGTGATATAAATGTATTACCAGAGCGTATTGTAGGGTATCGTGCCTATAAAGATGAAGGCGAACTTCTAGGCGTTGTTGATGTAGAATTACCTAAAATTTCGTTACAGGGTGAAACTATCAAAGGTGCTGGAATTTTAGGCGAAATAGAA